TCCATCTACTGCTTCTTGGACTATGTCCTTTGAAGGTGATGTTAACACCAACCCAGGTGCTAGTGAAGTTTCTGCTGAAGACATCTTTGGATATACTATTGCAAGATCAACTAGAAAGTTTAAGTTTGAATCACTTGATTCTTCTTACATCCGTTATGGAGAAGGTTTTATCTCTCAGTTTGATGAAACTGCAACTGCTCCTGAATATCAGACTTATTCTGTGTCAATTACAGGATCAGGCCCGATAGATGACGCAGTTCCAACCTAATTTCCTGTTTTACGTGTTTGTGTTTAGTTAAAGGCCCTCTAAATGAGGGCTTTTTTTATTGCTTTTAATTACTAAATTTACGGCATGACAGGAATCATACAACTAAAAATCGGAGGTCAGGAACGAACTTTGAGATTTAACAACTTTTCGGCTATTGAGTTAGCCAAGATTATCTACAAGGGTGAGCAAGCAAATTTTGAAACTGATGACTTGCTAAAAAGGATAATGAAGCTTAATGAAAAAAATCATTTTCTACTTATTAAGACATTAATTTACGCAGGGATAATTGGAAACGATTATGTTGTTGGCTTTGATGAATCTGTATCTGTGGAACAAGTTGGAGAGTGGATTGCAGAGATTAGCGAAGAAGATATCTATTCTGTATGGCAGACTTTTTGGAGTTCAATGGGAGTTGACTTACCAGCCATTAAGGAATTGGAATCAACGACAGATTCTGTCGCTGAAAAAAAAAGTTAACTTGGATTGATATTTGCCAAGAATGTTTTGGTGAACTTGGGATACTTCCTCGAAATTTTTATCAAATGACTTTTGCTGAGACTATATTAACAATGCGTGGTCATCAAATTAGTCAAGCAAGAGAATGGGAAAAGTATAGACTAGTCGCATATCAAGTTTATACTTCTATTCCTAAGAAAAATCCTAACAAATCTATTCAGCAGTACTTCCCTCTTCCTACAGATGGTAATGGCAGAAAGGTAGACACTGAATTAGTAAAAGCTCGTAGACAAGCCTTCTTAGATAAGATGGCTAAAAATTAGTATTTTTGAATCATGAATGAGCTTCAAATAAGATTAACTGCGGATATAAAGGATTTGCAATCAGCCCTTAACAAGGCGAAAGCAAGTTTAAAATCATTTGAATCTGAAACGGCTACGGATTCTGAAAAATCCAATGTAGGATTCCGTAGAAAGATTGGATTGATTGAGCAGTTGACTGCTAAGGCTAAAGCACTTAAAGTTTCTTTAAGTCAAGCAACTAATGAGCAACAGATTGCTGGTTTTAATGCTCAGCTTGAACAAACAAATCAAGAACTTACTAGACTTAATTCTTTAGGTAAGTCTTTTGCTAATACATCTACAAAATCTTTTGATAAGTTTAGAGTATCAGCAGGTGCAGCAGGTGGATCAGCGATTGCATTTAACAGAATTATTCAGGATGCTCCTTTTGGAATTATAGGTATTGGTAATAACATTCAGCAATTTGCAGAACAATTAACTGCTTTAAAAGGCACAACAGGTAGTACAGGTGCAGCTTTAAAAACATTTTTTACTAGCTTAATTAGTCCAGCTAATCTTCTTGTTTTAGGTGTTTCTGCTGTAACTGCTGCTTTAACGGCTTTTGCTCTATCTGCACAACAAACTAAGAGTCCTGTTGAAGAATTAAAGGATGCTCAAGATGATTTTAATAAATCTTTAAAAGATACCAATGGACTATTAGCTCAAGGTTTATTAAATAAGTTACTAAAAGAAGTTGGATTACTAAAAACTGAAAATGTTGGTGGTAAATTAATAGATGTTCCTGCATTTGAAACAGCAGGTCAAGTGGTTGATGCTTTATCTGGAAAAATTAATAGACTAAGAAAACAAGAACTTGAGTTATTAGAAGGCTTTCTTACTGAACAAATTGCAAGTGCTACAAGAGATTTTGCTAATTCTAATTCTACTTTAGAAAAATCTTTAGCTACTGAACAAATTGGATTATATAGAGGTGTTCTTGAAAAAGTAAATAAGCAATTAGAGTTTTACAAAACAACAGCTGATTCCGCTAAGGAAAGTGCAGAAGGATTAAATAGAGTTTTTGATGATCAAGTTTTAATTTTAGAACGATTTGGTGATGCATCTGAGTATGCTAGAAAAAGATTAGAAGAACTTCTTAAATATGAAGCACCTGAAAAACCTATACAAATAAAAATAGAGATCGACGAAAGTCAACTTGAAGGACTAGAATTACCAAAGGTGCAATTAGGTTTAGTTCAAACATTTGAAAAACAAATATCAGACTTACAAGAATTAATTAGAGTAACTTCTGATCCTGAAGCATTAGCAAGATATCAAGACCAATTAAAATCTGCTCAAAATGGTCTAGCTGCTTTATTGGGAAATAGTAAATTACAAGTAGAAGATTTAGCTCAAGCATTTGTTGGACTTGGTTCTGTTATCGGAAGAGCATTTAATAATCCTCAACTAGGAACATTTCTTGGAGAGTTTTTAAGATTTGCAGCTAAGTTAGTTGCTGCTAACTTTAAAATAGCAGGTTCTAATGCTGTTGCAGGTGCATCTCAAGCAGCTGCTGCTACTGGCCCTGCTGCACCAATAACTTTGCCTGCTTTTATAGCAGGTGCTTTAGGTGTTGTTGCTGCTGCTTTTGCTGCATTTGGAAGTTTTGGTACTAGCGGTGGAGGTTCTACTTCATCAGGGTCAGGTTCTACCTTTACAAACAGAAGAGAATTTGGTGGCCCTGTATCTAAGGGAAGAGCCTACATTGTTGGTGAAAAAAGACCAGAGTTGTTTGTGCCAAACACTAATGGGATTATTGTTCCTCAGTTGCCATCAATGGACTATTCTGGTGCATCAATGTCAGCAGGAGCTATGGCAGTTGATGTAAACATCCGTGGAGTATCTTATGGAGATGATATCTTGTTCACAGTACAGCAAGCTCAGATTCGTAGAGGCATTAGATAAAAAAAACCTAGGTCAGAAACCTAGGTCTTTGCTAACATTTAACCCAAAATAACTACTATGAAACTCTTTTTCTGAGTAGTGCTATTTTTCGGATTCGATCTTCATCGACATCGTACTTAATGCAACTTTTCTCAATTAATTCGTCTGTGATGTTGTCAGGAGTTTCCCTGATTTCGGCTATGCACTTAGCAATAATATCTGACGATTCTTTTAATGTTCTGTTCATGTTGTGACAAATCTAATCGAAGAGTTAATATAAGTCAAGATAATCCCTATTTTTTTTTGTATTTTTGACCAATGGCAGAATATAGATTCATTTCGGCAATATTTGGAGGCACAGGTTCAATAACAGTTAATGGCGTTGCTCCTTTACTATTCTATGAGGAAGGAACTTCATTAACCATTCTAGGAACATTCGATTCTGGGTTTACTTTTAGTTCCTATGACATTAACACTGGGTTTCTGACTGCGATAACAAACCCTTGGACTTTTAATATGCCCTCTAGGGATGTTAAACTTAGAGTTACTGTTACAGGCACATTTACCCCTAGCGATACAGACTATGAATTAAAGTACTTTTCTGAAACTGAGGATCAGTCTAATCAGCTTATAAGACTAGAGATTTATGAGTTTGGATATGTTGGTTCTGCAACCCAAAAAGATACGGCAGGATTCTCATTTCGTTGGGGAAACTTTGGTGCAGATGAGATAGAGCCAATAGTTCGTAGCTTCTTTAACTTCGGTCTTGTAGGAATGCGAGACGAGTACTTTGAAATACTTGAAGGAGGTTATAGAAAGTGGCTAGTAATAGTGCTAATTGAGGGAACTTTGTTTTGGGAAGGGTACATAAACAATTCTACGCTTACTATAAACGAGGTTGGAATTAGAGAAGTTATGGAGTTTACTGCTTCTGATGGATTTAATTCCTTTGACTCAAAGAGAGTAAATGAGCAATACTTTGATGGATTCTCAGGCAACACATTTATTGGTGGCTTCTTTGGAGCGTTAAACCAAACATTCCCTTTGTTGAGACCAGTCAATATTGCTTGTGAAATTTACGAGACTAGGCTAGATACTAGTGATGGAGTATTTGAACAGCTAATAGTTCCTGCTAATGCAGTATTTACAGATGGCGAGATACCTTTGTATCTATCAAGTAATGGCATTGTTGAAAACACATCTGTTTACATTTCTGATTTTCTAGAATCCTTGCTAAAGCCATTTCTTTGCAGGGTTTTCTTGTGGAAGAATGAGTTTTACATCATCTCACTTCCTGAATTGAGAAAGGATAGTTATAGACTATTTAACTATAATACAGACGCTACAAGAGAAGGGATAACAACAATTACACCTGGCATGGATGTGTCTTGCAAGTTTACCGCAGGGCAACGCACAGGTAGACCTGTTTATACCGAGTTTACAGGAACATTAAAGCTTGGTGTGTTGGACTACTCATCTCGTGGTGGTATTTATGAGGAACCGTTTAGTATTGATTCTTGGCAGTTTAATGAACCTGGAACTGCCTATCCAGGTACTTATCAGTTAAGGTTATGGAACTATGTTAGTGCAATCCCTAGTAATCAGCCTAGTTCATATCCAACAGGAATTAATCCTGCTAAAATTCAATATGTATCTAGTGCTTCAGGAGAATATGCTAAGATATGGGGAACAAGTTCAGTAAGCGGAACAGCAGATACAGCATTATCATTTATAGAACTTGATTCTACTAGAGTATTTACAGGCATTCCTATTGCTCAAGACTTAGCGAATACTTTAAGTTTTCAGCTTGAGTTTATATTTGAACCAAGAGTTGGAGGAGATTTACCAAGGCCAAATACAAATGCAGGAGTAGTAATTAACATCGGGTCAAGTTATTTGTCTTTTGATGGTGTTGATGTTTTTACTTGGCTGCCTACTTTTACAATCATGCAGTTCCCAATGGGCGGATTTGGATGGAATAAGCTAGACATTTTCAATGTAGTTGTACCAGAAGATGGCAATGTGATTATAAGGCTATATGAGGTCATTACAACGAACTCAAACTCTGTTGATAAGTACACAGTAGGTTATAGAAATATGTCGCTTAAAATCGAGGAAAATGATGCCTTTGCGACAACGGAAATATCAGAAAAGTTTGTAACAGATGAATCATACTCAAATGTCTACGAAGATGTCAAATTTAACATCGGTGATGTCGACACAGAAAACTCAAGTAGTGCTATACGGCTCGACTTGGCTGGATATGGCAATCCAAATTCTCAGGCTTGGTCTAGGGATGGTATCGAGTCATTACCATTGATTCAGATATATCTTCAGGAGTTAGCAAACTTAAAGGGTCAGCAGAACCCTAGATTAATACTAACATTGCCTAGAGACGCTGCAAATCCATTGGAGATTAAGCCATATCAGAACATCGAATACGATGGACATTATTGGATGGTAGTTGCAATGGAGGTAGATTTAATGGCAAATAGTTGGAGATTGGAATTAGCAAGATTAGACATTGTAGGAAGTTAATATGGCAGACGTACCAGGTAAGTTTTTCTCGGCAAGAAAAGTAAGGACAGGAGTATCTCCTAGTAGTCCAGGCTCATTAGTAGGTGAAAGTGTCGATCCTGTTAACCCTCCTGGTACTTCTTTAACCTCGGTAGGTCTCACTATGCCTACTGCGTTTGCGGTTGCAAATAGCCCATTGACTAGCAATGGGACAATTGCGGTTACAGGAGCAGGTACGGTTGCTCAGTATGTCAGGGGAGATGGAACATTGGCTGACTTTCCAGAGTCTAGCGGTGGAGGTTCTTCTGTAAGTTATTACTTGAACGGATCGGTAAGTCAAGGAACTATTGGAGGAGTTGCTTATTTAGAGATGAATAAAGTTCCCATTTTGGGAGAAGGTACTGACTTTACAATCGCTGCTGACGGGTACATTGCTTCGTTTATTACTGATGCAGGAGATCCTAACTTGCTAGAGATTCCAGGCGGTAACTGGAATTTTGAAAGTTACTTTAGTGCATCAAGTGGTGGAGGAAGTCCTACTTTCTATGTTGAGCTTTACAAGGTTAATGCAGGTGGTACTGCTACTTTGATTGCTAGTAGTAGTGCAATCCCTGAATTAATTGCTTTTGGTACAAATATAACGCCTTATTTTTCTTCGCTTGCAGTACCTACTACTGTGCTTGCTTTGACTGATAGGCTTGCGGTTCGTTACTATGTAACTCATAGTGGTAGAACGATTACTTTGCATACTGAGGGCCCTCACTTGTGTCAGATTATCACCACGTTTACAACTGGATTGACTTCGTTAAATGGCTTGAATGCTCAGGTGCAGTTCTTTGCGGTTGGTACTAGCGGAACTGACTTTAACATTGCAAGTGCTACGGCTACGCATACTTTTAACCTGCCTACTGCATCGGCAACTAACCGAGGAGCATTAAGCAGTGCGGATTGGAGTACTTTTAATAGCAAGCAGAATGCTTTAACTAATCCAGTCACAGGAACAGGCTCCGCTGGACAAGTGGCTTATTGGTCTTCGGGTTCTGCAATAACTGGAGAAAGTAATTTATTTTGGGATGCTACAAATGACAGGCTGGGAATTGGGACTAGTACTCCAAAATCAAAATTAGAAGTATTTGGAAGCACAAAAACAGCTTTAAATATTGTAAATTCTGAGATTTTAATTTCTTCATTATCACAAGCAGAAAATTATTTTGCAGTAGATGGAAATATAGCTAATATTTCATATAACGGAACTTCTATTGGATTATCTGGATTAAGTGGATTTGCAACAGAAGCTTACTTTGTATTAGGTGGATTTAGAACAGTTTTACCACGAGGATGGACAGGAATAATATCTTTAACTGCAACTGCTAATAATGTTTCTTTAGGGACATCTGTAAAAATTGAAACCTCAACCGATGGGTCTTCATTTACTACCAGAGCGACTGCATTAGTTAATGAAACTTTAACATATAATGAAACAACTCCTTTAGGTTCTGCTGCATTTTTACGAATAAAATTAGAATCAACATCTGGTTCTCCAGTATCTGAAACTGCTTGTAGATTTTCAGACCTTTTTGTTTCTAATTTATTTGCTGAAATAAATAATACATTTTCATCAGGTGTAAAATATCCAGATTTAAATAATGTTGGCATTTATACTTCTGGTATTGAGCGAATTCGCATATTTTCAGATGGAAAGGTATTTATTGGTTCATCACCATCTAACTCAGGGTTTCAACTTGACGTTAATGGAACAGGTAGATTTACTGGAAATTTAACCGCAAATAGTTTTATCAAAAGTGGGGGCACAAGTAGCCAATTTCTTAAAGCTGACGGTTCAGTTGATTCAACAACTTACGTCCCTGTTGGTAGAACTATTACAATAAACGGAACTACTCAAGACCTAAGTGCAGATAGGACTTTTAATGTCGGGACTGTAACTTCGGTAACCGCATCAAGTCCTTTGTTTTCTAGCGGTGGTACTACTCCAAATATTACTATTCAGCAGGCAAGTGGTTCGCAAAACGGTTTCCTATCTAGCACCGATTGGACAACATTTAATAATAAAGCTCCTTCTGTTGTAGGGGGGTATCTTCCTTTAAGTGGTGGTACGTTGACAGGTACTACAACTATGCAGGGGTCTACTGCAAGTCTTGTTCTAAAAAGTGACGTTGCTGGAGTTCCATTATACTTATGGGCAAGAAGTTCAGATAATTCTAGCGCCATATTTTTTATGGATAATACAGGAAATACAGTACAAAACTGGATTCAAAGCTTATCGACAGAATTTAGAATTATTTCGGAGCAAAATATTCCTATAAATTTTCGTACAAATAATGTAGGTAGTGGACTTACAAGAATGAGTATTACTGGGGCAGGGAACGTAGGCATTGGTGAAAATAACCCAACGGAACAATTAGTATTAAAAAGAGGAACTTATCCTACAATTAAATTAATAGAATCAACTGATAATGCATCAGCATATTTTCAATATCATAGTGAAGCAAATGAATTTAGATTACTTACAATTTCAAGTCACCCTTTAATATTTAGTACTACTGATACCGAACGAATGCGCATCACCTCAGGCGGAAACGTGCTTATTGGAACGACAACGGATAATGGAGCAAAGTTGCAAGTTAGTGGTGCTGCAATAATGGGTAAAAGTGGAAATCAAGCTTTAATTTTAAGAAATGGAACAACAGCAGATAGATTTCAATTTTATGTTGGTGATGGAACTAGTGGAACTGTTGCTGATGAAAATTATATTTTAAATAATAATACTGATTTAAATGTATTAAATAACGGTGGAGGGGTTCAATTAATAAATGGAGCAACGTCTTGGACTTCAATTTCAGATGAAAAAACAAAAGTAATGTCTGAGTTTAAACCATTTGAAAATTCAATACAAAAAATAATAACTCTTAGAAGTGGAACTTCTAGGTATAAAACTGATTCAAATAATATTAGCCGTTCATTTTTAATTGCTCAAGACGTTCAAAAAGTTTTACCAGAAGCTATATCAATAAATAAAAATGGAGAATTAGGATTAAGATATACAGAATTAATTCCATTATTGGTAAGTGCAATAAAAGAGTTAAAGGAAGAAATAGACACTTTAAAAAACTAAAAATATGAAATCAATTCAACCAATTTCAGTGTGGAAAAACGGCGAAAGCCAAGAGGCTAGTCTGCTAAACGCAATAATCGTAAATGACAACCTTGAGAGTGCTTGCACTTTCTACTACCAAATATTAACAGGTGGTCAAGGAACAGAGGCAATGCCAATCTCAGTAGGTCAGTCAGTTGCTGAAGGTAATATTTCCCTAAGTGGAGAAAATTACCTTGATTGGAATGGCTCAAATGATTTTGCCTATTCCTATATTGCCGAAAAATTAAACCTTACACTTATATGAATGTAAATTTAGCAATCGCCCTGACTGACATTGAGGGCAACAAGATTCAAAACGAAAAAGGCGAGGAAATGCTTTTGTCTAAGATGATAGGCAACGCTTTATTTGCTGCTGAAGAGAAGGAGGACCCGATTCGACTTTACGAGTTGGCCAAGAAAATCTATTACTCTGAAGGCGAAATTGAACTAGGAAAAAGCGATGCTGACCTAATCAAGGAGAAGGTCAAAGCCAAAGGCTTTACTGTGCTTGTTTTAGGGCCTCTCTACGAGGCTTTAAAGGAAAAGTAATGGTAATGCATACTTGACAATTTAGAGGGCTAGAAATAGCCCTTTTTTATTTGCTTTAAAATGACTTATTTTTGATAAACGATTTAATAAAAAGTAATGCACCACGTCCCTCCATTTGAACAAGTTTTAGGCCTCGGAATTATTGGAACGCTTGCCTCGATTATCGATATGAACGAATCCTTACGATTTCTAATTTTGGTCTTTATGTTTCTTGGCATAGTTATCAAGACTTGGGAGCAAGTAAAGAAAAGCGAGTTTTTCTTGGAGGACATGAAAGGGATTTGGCGCAAAATATTTAAAAAGTAATGGCAAAGGCAGTACAAGCAACTAAGCCAAATTCATTTGGGAAGCGAAGGAACGGAAAAGCTAAAAAAGCCTATTCTAAAAATGAGCAAAAGCCAAAAACATATCGTGGACAAGGACGCTGAAAAATCAAAATACATCCGCCTAGGAATTTGGGCGGTTTTTTTAATTGTAGTCGGCGGAGTTGCTGCCTACTTTCTACCTGAGCATTCGGTTGGGTCATTCTTTGACCTACTTAAAACAATTGTAACCTCTTTAATCCTATAATGGAAATAAAAAGAATTTCGAGGAATTTGCACCAAATCAACCTCGACCAAAAAGAGTCCAAAATTGCTTTATTGTCGGACATCCATTGGGACAATCCTAAATGCGACCGAGAGAAATTAAAGCGGCATTTGGATTACTGCAAAGAGAAAGAAATGCCAATATTTATAAACGGCGATTTCTTTTGCCTCATGATGGGGAAATATGACCCTAGACGAAGCAAAAAGGATATTTTACCCGAACATAATAAGGCAAATTATATAGACGCGGTAATTGAGGACGCCGTAGATTGGTGGACACCTTACGCCCATTTAATTACGGTTATTGGTTACGGCAATCACGAGACAGGAATTATAAAGCATTTAGAAACAGACCCATTGCAACGCTTTGTTGATTTGCTAAATTACACGAATAAGACTAGCGTATATACTGGCGGTTATGGTGGTTGGCTAGTCATTAAAAAGCAAGTTGAAACCAACACTTTCATGACAAAAAATTTAAAGTATTTTCATGGAAGCGGAGGAGGTGGTGTTGTTACAAAGGGAGCGATTAACTTGACAAGAGCGTTAGAAATGTATGAGAATATGGATGTATTTGTAATGGGCCACATACACGAAAATTCAAGTCGTAACGATGCTAGGGACACAATCCAATACAACCCAGGTAAGCATTACCACGAGCTATTGCAAAAACAAATTCATCTTGCAATAACTGGAGCCTACAAAGAGGAATATGAGGACGGATTTGGTGGATGGCATATTGAACGCGGCGCCCCAATAAAGCCGACAGGAGGCCGCATTTTAACCTTAGAGGGTCGACGAATTAGGTCGAAGGATAATGACTCTTGGGAATTGTTAGTTGATTCTTGTAAATTTCCGTTATGAAACTTTCGACAAACTTTAGCCTCGACGAATTTGCCAGCGCTGACGGTACGGCGCCAACAAATGACGTGCTTAAAAACTTGACCGAGTTAGCTAAAAACTTGGAGGCTCTACGTAAGCATTTGGGCCAGCCAATACGTATTACTTCAGGGTTTAGAAGCAAAGAACACAATGCTAAAATTGGTGGTTCTTTAAACAGTTACCACGTTCTTGGCATGGCTGCCGACATTCAGGTTGCAAAAATGAAACCCGAAGACGTTGCAAAGGCAATAGAGCTATTGATTAAGGATGGCAAAATTAAAGAAGGCGGTTTGGGAATTTACCGAACTTGGATTCATTATGATATTAGAGGAACTAAAGCACGCTGGAAAATATGAAAGCAATACTTGAATACTATTTACCCGAAGAAAACGACGATTTTCAAGCGGCAATAAACGGCCATAACTATAAGAGCGCAATCTGGGACTTTGACCAGCTTCTAAGATCAGAGATGAAGTACAAAGAATTAACCGATGAAACTTACAAGGCTTACGATTATTGCCGAAAGGAATTGCGTAAAATACTTGAGCAGGACAATTTATTTATAGAGCAATAATGGAATTTTCAACCGACAACCAGAAAATCAGAATTGCGCTTATCTCTTTTTTAGGAGGGGTCATAGCTGCATTTATCTTCTTCCCAAAGCCTGAGCAGGAGACTGTTTACAAATTTGAAACCGTGACAAAAACGGACACTTTAATTGTGGAGGTCAAAGACACAGTTTATGTGCCAAAAAAGTGGATAAAATCACAGATTATTAGGGATACAATCCTTGTAGACTACAAGCCTCAAATAAGCCTGTTTAAGACCTCCATTCCTTCGGAGTATGGAAGTACCCATCTAAGCGGAGAAGTCCTCGGAGAAGTGCTTAAAATGACCGCTACGAACGATTATAAGATACCCGTGGTTACGAATACTATTACGGAGACAAAAACCGAGACAATCGTTAAAAAAGCGAAAGGAATTTACCTTGGTGCTGGGGTTAATTCATTGATCCAGCCGAGCGCATCGGTTAGCTACCTGGATAACAAATATTTGTTTAGCTATCAATATCAACCTTTGGAAAAAGTTCACCAAATCGGAATTGCTAAAAAGTTATTCTAAAGGTTAATAAAAGTTCCCAATTTGTGAACTTATAAGTTGCTATTCGGTTTAATTCCGAATTGTTTGTTACCTTTTTACATAAATCCGTAACAAAAATCGACAATATTTGGGACCAACCGTCGACATTTTGTCTACAGTTGCATGAATTTTTACTAAAATCTTACTTCTTTTTAACAATATCCTGAATCTGACCCCAAATAGACTCTGCTAGGTCTCCCCAATACATATCGCATTTGCCATCCTTAAATGGTGGATTTATAAAATAGGATTGCATATACTCGCTTGGCTTAGCGGTAAATCTGTAGCAACTTTCTTTGTAGGGACAGTTTGTCCCTAGGCACATTGTAATATCTGGCATGATTTTATTCATTAAGTGGTAAAAACTAGGTTAATGTGCAATATATTACACATTTATTGTGCATTTTGTAAAAAATACTTTACATTATCGCTGATCTTCAGCAGGACAAGGTAACCAATCAAGTCGTTTACCACATCCTCATCGTCTTTCTCTAAGCTTCCGTTTTTAATTCGCTTTAGCTTATCATCAATGCGAATCAGTAGTCCTTGTTTTGCGGACAACTGACTAAACACTCCGAGAGGTTCTAATGCAGAGTTTCCATACTTACGATTCTTCTCGATAAGCATTTTATGAATCTGATCTAGAACTTCTTCTACCTGGATTGCAAAAGGTGGTATCATATTGTTTTAATTGTGGCATTTATGCCGTAATAAGAAAGGCTACCTACTAACAACTCACATCCCAATTGTAGGCAGGTGGGATCGCTTAGCCTTGTAGTCAGGGTAGGAATTGAACCTACAACCCCCGCTGTATCAGAGCGGTGCGCTAACCAATTGCGCTACCTGACTATGTGCTCGTCTTTCCAAGCTGTCATCTGTTTAACGTGGTTCTCAAAAAACGTAGGTAGTCAGGGCATGATTCGAACATGCACGCACATCTAAGGATATCTCAATGTGCCATTACTTTTACAAGCAGTTCCAATGTGTGTCTTCATTCCACCACCTGACTAGTTACTATACTTTGGCACTAATTCTTACATAGTGCCAAAAATTGCTTAAACGATACAAACTTCTCTGATTTTAAATACTGGCTAGTCGTAAACTTAGACCTTCCTTTTTTAACAAGTAACCCATCTCCAAATAGAACATAGAATTCGTTTTCAGCTACTACTTGATTGATAGAAATGTATTCTATCCACCACTCACTAGATTTTCGGTTTTCATCGAGTACCTTGGTAGCAGATAGGTATCCAAAGGGATTGAGTACTTGAGCTTCTTCCATTATTTAAACAATCGTTTAATTACACTTTCCTTTTGTTCTTTGTGCAAATAAAGCTTTTGCCTTAATATTTCAATAAGCTCTATTGCAACGTGGTTTTCTATTTCAGCTACGTTTTCAACGTAATCAATAATTAATTTTCCTGATTCTGATTCGACATGAAAGTCTAATTCTTCAAATTTATATTTTATCATTTGTAGTTGTGGTGTAAGTGTCTTTGTATAAGTTCTAGTTTTAGTATGTACCTGGGGTTCTGTAGTAGTTCGCTGAGTCTTGGTTCGGGAACACCGCAGAAATAGTTGTATAGAATTTCTCCTGCATCTGAGTGATCTTCCATGTCAAGATGTACTTTTAAACCATTGTTTTGGCAACATACGCAGGATCGAACTGCTCTTTTAATCTGTTCCTTTGAGTATTTCATCAATAATGATATTTAAATAAGTGATGAAAAGAGCAAGTACCAATGCAAACATCCCAAGAGACTTAGTTATTAAATATAGGCAGGTCATAAAACCTAACGCTATATTTATAAATTTAAGTAACTGCAAAAGATGCCTTTTCATTTTGGAGTAAATTTAATTGGATGTGATATTTCATTTCCATTAAAGTCTAACAATTTACCATTAATTTCAAAGTGTACTTCCATGTGTTTATTCTTATAGTTCTGAATCAGCAGTTTGATTTTGTCCTGGACATCTTCCATGGAGATAAACTCTCCATGTCCGATGTCTTGCCATTCTGTGTATTCGTTCAGCTTATTAATAAACCTACGCTTCAGTATTAATTTAGAATGGTAGGTCGCTGCTTTCTTTCTCGGCATATTGAGCTTTAGATTGATGTGCTTGCTTTTTTTCTACCGCCATCGCTGGTTTGCCATCAGACCAAAATACTTTGCCTGAACCCGTCCAAAATTTTGGCTTTTTAGCCTCTCTATCCTCTTTTGTCTGTGAGACATAGGATTGAACATTCTGACCGTAATCGTTAGCCTCATCGTTCATAGAAATGGTTAGAGAGACTCCTTTTAAACCCTTTGCCTTAACGGTGGTAAGTAGGGTTTCTAGTGTTTCCTGCTTTAGGAAGATTTCTGATAAATTTGCCATTGTTTTGTTTGTTTTTGGTTTGTCTTGTAATATTAAGTTATTGATTTATTGGATAAAAGAAAATTTTCATATTTTTTATAGAAGTCATCAAAGTTTTTGACTATCCAGTAGTGACCTCCAGACCTTTCGATAGCTTCTTGGTATATTTTCTGATCATCTGACTGTCTGTCTCTGCCTATCTTTACCTCAATCTTTACAGACCTGCCAAGGATTGTAGCTGAAATATCGGCTGATCCTTTGGTTGCTGTTGACTTGCCCCATGTCATTGAACCTATGGTCTTTGTTCTACCAATTACATCGGTTACTTGCTTTCGGTTGTCTATTGGCCTACCCATTGTGTTGATTCGCTCTGCTTGGTATCCGCTAAGCTCTAAGAACTCCTTGACGCACTTGGTTAGTCCATTGGCTGTCTTATCCTCGTACTTGGGTGCTGAAATAGCATACTTTGGCACATTAGGATATGATTCTAGCATCGACTCTTGTTTTAGCTGTTTTAGAATGTCTAGTGGTTTCATATTAAATAGGGGGGGGTGGGTAAATTAGAAGGGTAAATCAAATGCATCTAAATGGTGATGTGGCCAATAATAATCTGTTCCAAACCTGCATAAGTATTCAAATGCAAGTACCCTATTTGCTTCTCTCATTTTTAGCCATATCCCTTGGGTGTATGTCTTATCGTAATCTCCAGGTCTTGCTTCATTAAACTTATCCCAGAATACATCAAATGGGATTTCTGATACTTCGTCTAGTGCTTCAATCATTGTTCAAATTGTTTAAATAGTTACCCCATTGTGTAGCCATAGCCTTGGCTATTCCTGGGAAAGTTTTACTTCTAATATTACCATTTCCAAAAGCATCAGAATACCATTTAGCCATTCTTTTACCGCTAGAAAATGTTACAAATTCACCTTTGTCAGTATGGGTAACTAATTCAGGAAAAAGTGGAGAATCTTTTATGTGAACTAACTTAGGCAATCCTTTTAACCATAGACAAGTAGTTTTAGAATATGAATCACCAAAATAATATGGCTGAATAATTTGTGTTGGCTTTTTATAAATTGAACTCATTATTCCTATTGGATTTTCTACTGCTATAAACTTAATAGGTGCATTTACCATTTCCATAAAGAAATTAATCCCTTCTTTTTGTCTTCCATCAGCTATTTTCTGTTTAAAATGTTTTGCTCCACTTACAGCTAAGTGAGTACATGGAGGGAATGCTATCATACAATCCCATCCACGATTTATTACATCTAATACATCACCTTTAATATGCCATTCTGGGTGACCACCTGATTGATCTAAAATATCGCATGAGTATGCTTCTATTCCCATATTTCTAAACTCTTTAGTAACGGCTTGACTTTCTTCACACGCAATTAAAATCCTCATTTATTTAAGTGTTTATAAATAGTTGTTCTACTAACATTCAATAACTCTGCTAACTCAGAGCGGTTAAAATCAGGAATGGTCTTATTAATCATCTCGATTTTCTTTTCTATGGACTCATTCTTCATAGACCTAATAATCTCACTAAGCTCATTAGACTCCAAGCTACTGACCTTAATCTTCTTAGACATCGCAATAAAGTAGTTACTCAATTTTTCTGCCTTGAGCAAACTTTCCTTAGTAACAAAGTCAAAGTCTTTTCCTGTCTCAAATGACCACAAGGTATTAATTAACAGAGCAAATCTAGGCACATAAGCTTTTTGCTTACTCAACATCGACTTTACATATTCTGATATATCATCAGAGTTCTGCAAGTCTGTGATGTTGTTGAATATCCGCTCCCACTCAATATCTGCTTGGCTATCAAATCGAATGATTCTACTCTCAATCTCACCGAACTTATTGTACTGCAACACCTGGTTTCTAACTAAGTTATAGAACTGACTAATGTAAGCCTCGTACCAATCCAATATCTCTTGGTCAATCGAGTTCTTATTGTAATGCTCAATCTCCTTATCAGGGTAGCTTACAAGCAATCGGTCTAGGAATCCATTGTCTTTGTTTTCCATGGTTGAAATCTGAGAAAATATACCAGGTTGTATACCACCTAGCACAGGAATCAATGGACTTGCAACAAAGCTACTCTTTGCAGTCTTCCTTGTCAGAATCGCTGCTTGATTCGACCAGCAGGACAGCCAGAACTCAAGATCAGAACCAGGCTTATACTTATTCATGTCCTTAATCCATCCGTTCAATTCATCCTTAAATACCGCAATGCCTACCTGGTTTTCCTCGTGCAAATCCGCTAAGGCCTCAACCGTGATATCATTTACTATCAACTGCTTTCTCACAGGCTCCTTAACTTCCTCCACATCCTTCTTCTCCTTAGCAGTCAATCGTTCGTACTCCTTGTACTTCTTGTACTCATTTTGAAAGTGCTTAATCTCAAAGCTATTCTTCTTAGCTATCGGGAAGATTATGGCATTTATACTAGGAGTCTTACCTAAACCTGCCTTTCCTATCAAGCCAATCCAAATGTTGCAAGACTCTCTCCAACCTGTTTTTACCTCCACCTTGCAAGCATTACCAATGCAGAGCGACAGAAGCCAAAGCAAGGAGCATCCCATGTAGTCAATAGAATGATTAAGTGTTTTCTGGTTTAACAGAATATAACTCTGCAATGAATCTGGGAACACATCAATAGGAAATATCAAATCCTCCTGTGGAATATCAATCTTCTCAATCTCTACCTTGCGGATCTTCCTCTCTCCATAGCCTTCCTTGTACAGCTCCTTAGCAGCAGCAGAGAAGTCTCCATTGAAGTACTTGTAAGCGTAGATACTAAACGGAGTCAGAGGCGTCTCATGGGGGTAAATCGTGGCCGTAGTAAAGAGATAACAGAGACCTGTATCCTTGTAGATAAATCCATGCAAAGCATCCTTAGAATTAGTTTTTCTTATGACTATGCGATCCGCCAGATGCTTAACTGCGGTAAACTCATTTGCAATCAAATCTAGCACTCTGTTTCTATGATTGTAATCCTGCCAAGGAGTCAATCCACTATACTCTGTATTTTCCACCTTAGCTTCCACCTTGGCTTCATCGTAGTGAAAGTATCGGCACAATCCAAAGAGAATCTCTCGCTCCTGCTCTGTGATCTCCTGCACTTGCTCATAAGACAAGTCCGAGATTTGGTTATCGTAGATATATATATAACCACCAGTACCCCTAGTTTCAATTAAGGCTTGAGAATGTCCCTTGAGTGTCGCGAGCTTTCTGTTGCCTTCGACCTTAGAGCATCTATATATAATATGGTAACCAGAATTTATAGTCTTATATATAACAAACTTTCTATTAAAGTCATCAATATAATCAGATATAAAAGAAATAAAGTCGCTCCAGAACTTCTTTCCGTCTTGGATCGTAGGAAATACCTTTAAGTCTACATCTATACACTCAACATTATAATAACCAGTGATAATACCGTATCCTTTGGTCTTAGCTTCAAGCTTCTCTAATTCTGACTTTTCTATTCTTTTTGTCTGGTATTCCTTCCATAAAATCAGAGGCTTTTTACCCTCGGATATGGGCATTACGCTGAACCCTGAGTTCAGTAAATTGATTGCTCTTCCTAGCGTTACATTCATTTTCGTGTTTTACAAAGGTTTATAGAAAAAGGGCATTTTTGGGCAAAAAAGTGTACACAAGTGTACAGTTAGTTTACACCTAGTGTAAACCCCCCTAAAGTGCCAATCCGTTCAAATTAGGCCGATTTTAGGCCGTTTTTTGCCCTAGGTTTACAAGTTTACACTTTTTTCTAGAATATATTTTTTTTGACTAGGTGAAAATTTATTTTTTTTCATTTTTGCCAAAAAGTGTTCAAAGTGTTCACTTATTGTGATTGGAGCCAATGGAGGCCGATTTTGGTTTACACTTAGGTGTACACTTAGTGTACACTAGTGTACACCCTCCTTCTTAGCTTTTCTCACCCAATGTGAGACTCTGTTGTACTCCAAATCTAGCTCTTTTGCTATGTCACAAGTCCTCCGATTTTCCAGTACCATACGCTCTATTTGTCTAACTAATTTTATACTAAGAGACTTTACTCGCCTATGCTCTGTGAGTTTTAGAATTTCACATAAGTGATGGTATTTTACACCAGTCATAAGCATTATATCTTTATAAGGTAGACCTTTCTTATATAATTCAAGCACCTCATCTGCGTGGTTCATGTGAGAGCAGGTGTTCTTGGCTCTCTCGTTAGTAAGCAGATAGTCCTTGTATATATAATTATTTACTAGGTGTTTACTAATATTCATTATAGTAGCTATATTCTTATTTAATACTTTAAGTTTATATAGCCTAACTATCTCATCTTTCTGTTCCTGGGTGAGTGATGTCATTTGGTACCGTAGGTTTCTTCGTAGTAATCATCTCCAGATTTGTATTCTTTATGGTGCATTTTTGTAGCTCCTTGAAGATGTGACATTGAAATCTGATACTTTTCTTCTTCTATCAGATCATATAACATTCTCTCTACCTGTTGCAGATGATGGGCAGAATGCTTGCCCATCAAAGTATCGTCCATAGATTCAATTCTGATTCTAACTAGTACTATGGCTTGTTGTATTGCGGTCTTATTCATATCGACATTCCGTTTAAATACTCCCTGCACTCCAATACCTTGGCCTTGGCCGTCTCAATTACCTGGGGGTCATACTCGATGTCAAACTCCTTGATACGGTACTTATTTTCCACGTGCGCATAGCTAACTGGCTCCTCATAAGTCAAGAACTCTGGGGTGTCCTGAAGGGTGTAGACCAACTTAGCCTTTTTTAAGCCCGTCAGGTGCATGTAAACCTGAAGCTGATAGAAGTACCCACTATCAGGGGAATCGTCAAACAGAGGGAATGTAAAGCAGTCCCAGGAGGTTTTAAAGTCATAGACTATACCATCGTGAAAACAATCGGGAGTACCTGTGAAGAAATCATCCTCAAAGTGGTCTAGGTTCTTAATCATAAAGTCCTTTTCCATAGCTACCGAGTAAAACTCAATAGCCGTATCTTCAAGAGCCAATCCTTTCTCAATGTATTTAGACTTGATTTGCTTTTTTACTCCGTAAATCTGCTCCTTGTACCAATCCTCAAGGTAGCTTTTTGTTGTCTGAGACAAAGTTTCTGTTTTACTACGTGCGTTAGTCATTAGATGTCCAAGGGCACTTGCTCTGCATTTGAAGTTCATGATAATAATAGTTTTTCGTTTTGTGATGTTAAAATATAAACTGACTTAATTTGCTCTAAGGTTACTTTTCCATTGGCTAAAGAATCCATTGCTCCTTGCCACTTGACATGAGACGGATTTAACTCCTCTTTTTTACCACCATGATCGTTGGTCGAATCAGGATCTTTCGTATCGTCTATGAGTAGAAGACCTGAGAGCGCATATTTTCGAGCATAACTTGATGAGCTTCCGAAACTTTGCGCCACATCCATACCCTTGCGGTTGATGTCGATGCCTGCCTGGGCAGTAACTGCTCTGCCTTCCGTTCTGCCTTCTTTGTCTATCTGTATAGATACAGTACTTTCAATGAATACAATACCACCAACTTCTTTCACCTCATCCTCGATAGTTAAGGTGCATTCGTACTTCAGTAGCAAAGGCTTGAGAGCCTCCAGGATGTCTTCGCAGTTGCGGTACTTGTACTTGCCAAATGCATTGAATTGGCTCTTGGGAGCTTTAAGCTCGTTTTGGATAGCAATAAGTTCTTTCATCGTGTTAGGTGTTTATATTTGTCTAGTGTTTTTATTTCTGCATAAGGGAAGTTAAACTCATCCCAATAGAGTTCAAAGGTTTTAATAATCTCTATTTTTACACTATGGGGTACTTCCCCAAAGTTCTCTAATATCCATTGCTCAATTATTTCCTCTACCATTGCTAATCCAGGTTGCGCTAACAAAAACGATCCATTGGTTGCCTAGCTTTCTAGGAGGGTACACCCATTCTTCTGGCCATACTCCAGAGCGGATAATCTGGTGTACACGTGTAGATTTTTCGGTAAAGCCCCGTAGTACTCCGTACTCGGTGGCCGTCATCATTTCGTAAAGCATTGGCGTACGTTGGCTTCTAATTGTTCAACAATAAAAGGATCTAGGATTGAGCATATAACCCGATAGTGGTCTGTAAACCGCTCGTTAAGGTCATCATACAACTCTAGGCTAAGGGACTTGCCATTGCCGAAGAATAGGTCTAGGACAATGCCTTCGTTCTGGAAGGATTCGAGCTCCAGGCTGAAGCCTGACTGCTCAAGGATAAACTGGTGATCTTTTAACATGATTGTGATTGTTTAGTGTGATGCTAAGGTACAAGAGTCTGCACAACAAATGCAAGTGAATTGTAAAAATTAGTTTTGTTTTACACTAAGGGTAATATTCTGGTTTAAATGGTTTTGTTTTACACTATGGCCTGGTTGATTCTGTTTTACACCAGGGGGTAAACCTGGTTTTGTTTTACACTAGGGGGTTTTCCGCCATGTTTTACACTAGGGGGTCGGGTCGGCCGTTCCTGTCCGTAGGTCGGTCGGTCGCGGCATGGCATACCTACCTTGAAACCTACAAAGGTCAAGGAGGGCATTTTTAAGGCCGTAGTAAGTCGATATATTTTTTTTAGTGTAGTGACATAGGTAGAAATTTGGAGGGCTTAAATGGGCTAAAATAGGGCTAAAAAAAGGGACTTAATTAGTCCCTATATTTTGCAAGTTGTATGCAATGCAATCCAATCCGTATTCGATCGAATAACCTATTTTTTTTAGGTCTGTTTCTAACTGCATTAAATTACTATAGTTTTGTTCCTTTGCCATATAACGGGCCAAAATAGCCCGCAAATTAGCGGGCCAGGTTTCGGGGTATTCAAATAGATCCATAGTATTAATGCTCTAAAATTTGTACATGCTTTTTTCCTTTGCGTTCACCACTACATAGACCACATTTTTCACAGGTGCTTTTGAATCCAGCTTCTTTGGATGCTGGGCAAATAATCGCATTCTCTATGGTCTTATTTGTAGCAATAAACGAACGAAATCCTAATTTTTCGGCTTGCTTTGCTTGACCTATGCTATGAGTTGATGCCATAAAATAGGCTGAAAATTCGGGTTTCTTTGCCCATTGGTGCGAGTATCCTGTATGGCTTTTACTTACTTTGACCATATCAGATACCAAATTAACAGGCAATAAAGTAGGTTCACCATATGTGCCGAAACGGATATACCTACCTTGCGAAATTTCTACTATTCGTTTTTCTAACAAATGAACTGCTGGTATATATTCCAAGGTAGTAAACTCGCGAACTATGGATTTTAGCATAGAAACAAATCCGCTGAACTGCATATATTTATGGGTGTAGCATTTTAAATAACCCCTAAATGGGCAATCGAAACAGACAGCCGCGGCCAAATCAAAAAACGTTCTGGGATCTATCTTTGTGCCTTGCTTCATGCTCTCAGATATGTAATTAAATTGCATATCTGAAAAACTATAAACCTGTAGTATTTTTTCTTTGCCGTTTGAAATTTTGGCATTGGTCGTTTTATCTAGCTTAAAAACTAGTATTGCATCCTTTACTTTTGTAGTTACTCGCATGTCGTGTAGTGTGTTTATGGGTTTTGAGTTGATTAAAATAATATCGGTAATAAATAGGCACAATCGATTAAAACGGATATAATTAAAGCTTTTGCCGTTTCTACCTTTGTTCCTTTAAAATTTGGGATTACAAATAATGTGATCATTTTAGTTTTATTTAAGTAGTTGTAAACCTAGCAAGTATCCCAAAAAAAAGATTGGACTAAGTGCTATGATCGAATAAATAATAAGGCGAAATACTTTCAATGCTTTTTTCATAGGTATAATTTATAAAATGCCATGTTTTTTTTTGCCGTTTCCTTGTCCATGCTTCCAATCACCAATGCATCAAGATACATTTGATATAAAAACAAAGCTCCTTTTTTTGTGCATGGCCCGTATTTTGGCCCAAATTCAATTATTTTTTTCATGTTAGTAGTTTTCAGTTAAGTAGAAACTATTTGACAACTGTAGGCCGTAAATGATGCCAATGCCTAAAATTAGGGCCATTACTGCAAGCGCGATTAAGTTCGCTTTGGTGTTGATACTAAGGGATTTTTTCATAAATAAGTAGTTTTTAGGGTTAAACATTCAACAATATTACAAAGGTTTTTAATTGATTGCAAGTAAATTGTAAAATATATTTTAATGAATAGTATCTTTTATTTAAACTACCTTTGGTTTGATTAATCAGATATTTCAAAGGGATTAAATATGGCAGTTGGAAAAGGAAAAGGAGGGAAAAGAGAAGGATCAGGTAGAAAGCCAAAAGTTCAGGAAGTAAAGCTGGTAGAAAGTATGGATGCTATTTCAGTACCAGACGAAATATGGAAAGCCCTTTTATATAAGTGCTTACAAGGTGACACGGGAGCGTTAAAACTTTGGCTTTCATATAGATACGGATTACCTAAACAGCAGTTAGACATTACTACAAATGGGGAAAGCATAGCTCCCCCGATCCAATGGCTAACTAAACAAGTCGAGTATAAAGATTTCGAATCCCTGGATACCCTGGACACCCTGGACACCCTGGACTACCTGGACTCGGATACCCTGGACACCCTGGATAATAAAATATAACTACTTGAATACCAAAGCTATATATACGCATACCCGCATAGGCGAATAAGCAAAGGGGAGGGTATACTTGTGAGTGTACGGGAACCATGGCAAAAGCCCAAAGGGGGAAAATACAATAAACCAAATGGGGGGGGGTATGTTGCTGAGTGTACAGGAATGGGAACAAAAAGGCAAATGGGGAAAATTGGGATTAGCTAAAAAACGAGATGAGTTAAAGATGATACAACTACTTGAGGAGTATAAGCCATTATTTTACGAGAATCCTGATACGAGGTACTATTTGATTACGGGAGGCAGGGGAAGTGGAAAATCATGGACATTGGCTTTGTTTCTGTTGAACTTGACTTATGAGAGGGGTCATGTGATATTGTTTACCAGATGGACATTGGTTTCTGCGTTTATTTCGATTATTCCTGAGTTTATAGATAAGATTGAGGTGATGGGTAAGGAGGCTGACTTTGAGATTACGCAGACTGAGATTATCAATAAGCTGACTGGCTCAAAGATATTGTTCAGGGGTATTAAGACTAACCATGGTACTGCTACTGCGAACTTGAAGTCGATTGCCAATGTAACTACATGGGTATTAGATGAGGCTGAGGAATTGGGAGACCACGATGTGTTTGACAAGATTGATTTGAGTATAAGGGCTAAGGATAGGCCGAACAGGGTAATATTGGTAATGAACCCTAGTTTCAAGAGTCATTGGATTCATAAGGCATTTGTTAGGGAGAGGCGGAGTGATACTACGTATATTCATACAACGTATGTAGATAATAAGCACAACTTGAGTGATTCGTTTGTGCAGGCTGCTGAGAGGGCGAAGTTGGAGAATCCGCACAGATATGCTCACTTGTTCTTGGGTGTGTGGTTGGATGACAAGGATGGATTGTTGTGGAACAGGGAGATAATCATGAAGGCTAGGATGGGTGAGGCTCCGAACATGAATCGGATTGTTGTTGCCATTGACCCTGCGATTACTGCGAACATGGATAGTGATGAGACAGGAATAATTGTATGTGGAAAGGACAAGGATGGGAATGCGTATGTGTTGGAGGACTTGAGTGGAAAGTATTCACCGAACCATTGGAGCAAGATTGCTA